TGAGGATGGTCATGGCCGCATCCGACCACGTGTCCTTCAGGGTCGTCAGGTCCGTGGCATAGAACGTCAGGCTGCCCCCGGCGTTCACTCGGCCGTCTGCGAGCAGGTACTGCGGGGCTTGGTTCAGGACTCGGAAGCTCATGTTTTCTCCGGGCAAAAAGAAACCCGCTCAATGGCGGGCCTTCTGGTGGCGGGTTGTTTGATGGCTTACCACCATCGGACGGCGTAGATGAGCGCCGCTGCGGAGACTCCTACAGCCGCGATGTGGGCGGCGACGGCGAGCCATCTAGCAATTCGCTCCGTTGCCGCTTGTGGCATGCGCCCTGTGATCCTGAGCATTACCACCACCGCACCCACGACAGGGCCTTTCCGCCCGCCAGGATCAGCGGAGCAAGAGCGACACACACAATCGCAATGCCGATACAGGCACGCATGAACGGGGAAAAGCTGCCTTCAAGCTCTACGCCTTGCTGCTTGTCCATACGGAATTTTCCTTTGGTAAACTTTGACAATCGTTGACTCCTTGCCACTACAAGGGGTGGATGAAGAAAGCCCCGGTTCGCCTGCCAGCGCCGGGGCTTTTGCTTTGGCTGGCTGATTCAGCCTAGAAGGGTTACCGGAGGGATCAACGGATGGGCCTCAGCCCCTTCTCCGTTGACTCTTGCCGCGACCCGTAGTAGCCGGGACCGCAGCCATTCCAGCTCGGGATTGCGCGGCTAGTGGTAGGATCGGCGGACTAGGAGGGGGTATGGCAATCAACAAGGAAACACTGGCGCAAGGAGAAGTGATGAAGTGGATTGCGCTGATCTTATTGCTTGGCTTCTCGTTCATCGCCCCAGCAAATGAGAGAGTTGTTAACGGCGTAGTGCTGTCCTGCATGAAGGATGGCGTGCGCCATTACTCCACCAAGATTGTTGATGGCTGTTCTGACTACAGGGCCATCAATTATCAATACGTTGAGCGAATATTGAAGCCAGGCGAGGTAGCGATCTATCGCTGTGAAGGTAGCGATGGGAAGCCTATCTATAGAAGCAATTCTGGGCCTGGATGCAATTACGTCGCCTCCTACTTCGAGAGCCTGACTCCCGCTCCCGCTCGCCAAGCTGGCGCAACTACGAAACGCGTTGGCAGCTATACATGCACGTCAGATTGCAGCGGCCATCGAGCAGGCCACGAATGGGCTAGAAGCCGCGGCATCACCGATCCAAGCCAATGCTCGGGCAATTCCCAGTCCTTCATTGAGGGCTGCCGCGCTTTCACTGAAGGTCATCCGGGATTTTGAACATGACCAAGAAGAAGATCGACCTCTCCAACCCCGGCGGCCATCCGAAGGACTGGCTTGACCGGGCGAAGGAGCCCAGTGAGCTCGGCCTGAAGGGCCATGCATTGCTATGGGCCACTGGGGCGCTATTGCTTCTCACCATTGGCGCTTTGGCTTGGGGTGCGCTCAGGATTCTGTTCTGACAGAGCATTCGCAAACTCAATGGCAGCATCATCGCCACGCCGGTTGGCTTCGGTCATCAATGCCTTGATTGATGCGTTTAGACTCCCCACGCTTGGCTTGGTCGAAGCAGCCAGCCATCGCACGACAAGCGGGCTCGTCATCGCTCTTGCGGCGACATTGGCCGCAATGCCACCGCCAATAGTTGCGACCACAGGCCAATAATGCCCAGTGAACGGAGCTTGTGCGATCGATAGCGGCAAGCCAATCGCGTAGCTTTGGGCAGCCGCGCGGTTAGCGGTGCCAGCCGGGTTAGCAAACACCTTTGACCCTTCCTTGATGTTCGCGGCCACGCGCGCGATGCGATCCATGTCGCTGGAGAAGCCGGGCCCATGACGATCAAAGAGTGCGCGCTTAGCCTCTGGGCTTAGGCGGTTCCAGTTCGTCAAGAATGTGCTCGAACTGAACTGCTCGGCTCCATCCAAGCCCGCCTGGCCCGGCGTAGGCATTCCCATGCGCTTGATGACGGCTGCAGTAACGGCCTGCTGCCCGTCCTTGGGGAGCGACTGCATCACTGCGCGCAACGTGGTGCCGCCGTCCTTGGTGCCCTCCATTGCGGCATTGAACACCTTCTCGGGACCGCCGTTCTTGTCTATCACGCGCTGCACCTGCTCCATGCGGTCAGCGGCTACGCGGGTGTAGTTGTTGGCTCGCTTGGCGGCGGCCACAGCCTGCGGACCTTGCGCCTGAGCGGCAGCCTCCATGTCGCGGGACAGAGCAGCGTAGAGCTGCTTCAGCTCGCGGGTTGGCGTTTCCGGAGAAAGGGAGAAGTCGGTGATCTGCTCGCCAATGTCGGTCCGGATGCGCTTCAGCGCATCGTAGGTGATCTGGCCGTTACCGGCCGCCAAGTCCTGCTGCAGGTTCTGGCGGAGGGCAGCAATACGAGGATTGATGAGGGAACCGGTGGTAGCAGCTGCGCCCTGCATCGGAGTGGTCAGCCGCGTCACCGCCTGCACCGTGTTGTTCAGCCCGACAGGCGTGTTGCCCGGGATGTACTGGTCTGCCTGCCAATAGAGGGCGCGCTTGTTGGCGCCGACATTCCTGCCGAACAGCTCAGTACCGCGCTCAATGGCCCTACCAGCGCGCTCAGCACTGGCATTCGGGGTCATGTTGTCGGCCATCTTCCGCAGGCCAGCGCCGATATTGTCGGCCTGACGCTCTGCGAACTTGCCCATTACGCCGGCAGAGGTTGGGCCACCGGCAAGCAGGCTTTCGGCGCCCTGGATAACCCGGTTCCCCGAAGCCTGCCCAACCGATGGCGTTGCACCAAGCTTGGCGAAATCATCGATGGTCTGCTGCATCTGCGCCCCGGACCTACCCCGGACCGCACCGCGGACGGCCGCGCCAGTGCCTGCCGAGGCAATGCCTGGACCAAGGCCGCCGAGTAGCCCAGCAGCCAGCTGTGCGCCCTGAGACCCGCCGGATTCGCGTACTGTGCCACTCGCGCCAGCGCCGGTGGCCGCGCTGATCGTCTGCAAGGCCGGCTGGGCCGTCAGGAAGTCACCGACGCGGGTGGCAGCTTGCGGAAGCTTGCCGGCATTGGCTAGGGCATTGATGCCCGCGCCCAGACCCAGAGTCAGGCCCGTACCGGTAAGTGCCTCGCCAATGTCGGAATACACCCTGTCCTCAGGGGTCTGCGGCTTGTACATGCCCTGGCTATCGGCCAGGTCAGAGGCTGCCTGGCGGTACCCGCGTCCACCCGTGCCGAGCTGGAAAGCAGTCCCCTCGGTGCCGAGCGTGCGGTCAATCGGGCCCAGCACATAGTGGTCCAGCAGGTCGCCGCCGAGGGCGCCATACAAGCCGTAGGCACCCTGCAGAACCTGACGGCCACCGATCTGGCCGAGGGCGCGTCCTACGGCGTTCCCCTCCGGCTGCGGCGCGGGCTGGCCTGAGATCATGCGAGCGAAGGCCGAATCGTTGGCACCAGGATGGATCTGGCTTTCCGGCGTGCCGCCAACGATCTCGATATCCAGGCCGGGACCGTCAGCCGTCGAATCGACACGCGCCGACACATCCGAGAAATCGGCAGCTGGCATCAGCTCGAAGCCAGGCGGCAGCGGCGGCATGCCGCTCTGCTGTTCGGGCTGCTCCAGCACGAAGCCGGGGGGAAGCGGTGGCGTGTTCATTGTGCAGGCACCCACTGGCCGTTGCGGAGTTCGAGGACTTCACCCGTCTGCGGGTTTCGGGCGCGCTGAACTATGCCGCCCTGCCCGGTTGGAGCCTGTGGCCCGGCGTAGTTCTGTCGGATGGTCTGGATGCGGCGGAGTTGCAATTCCTCAGCGCGCTTGTTGATCTCGATGACACGCTGGATTGCGGCCTTGACCAACTCGGGGTCATTGAGGCTGCCGAACAGTTCGTTCAAGGCACGCTGCGCGTCACCTTCGGTCTGCACACCCTTGTTCAGCCGAAGCGAGTCATTACGCAGCTTCTCAATGTCGCTCATGAACATCTGATAGTTGCGAGACCGCTCATCGCTGCTGCCGGCGAAGTTGCGCCCCCGGGCGGCGTAGTTCTCCAAAGGACCGAACGTCAGCGTCCCATTATCGATCTTCGCCAGATGGCGAGCCATGTTGCTCTGTATGCCGGACGCAATTCCAATGGCATCCTCTGCGTCAAGAATGTCGGACAGAGCGGCTTGCGGGAGACCGGAGTACTGGCGTTCGGCCCCAAGCTCGGCGAGCTTCTTCTGGCGCGCAGCGTCAGCCTCGGCCTGAGCGACCTGCGGGGCGTAATCAAGCTGCGTCTGGAGCTCGGCAGTCTTTATTGCGCGCGCCTCATCTTCCTTTCGGCGCCCGGTGAATACCTCCATCCCAGCCTGAGGCGAACTGTCCCTTGGCGGAAGCTGGTAGCTGTCGCTGGCGCCACTGTTGGCAACGTCAGCCTGCACCGCTCGCCATTGGTCAGGCGTCAAGCCCTCGCCGATGTTCACCCGACCATTAGGCGTGTCATACATTCCTGCCGCAGGAACACCCTGCGCTGCCATCTGTGTCGCAGAGATAACCCCCGTCTGTGGGTTGAAGCTAGTCCCATCGGGGAGGTCGATCTGTCCGGTCTTTCCGTTGAGGACGCCAATGCGCTCGCGGCCCTGTGCATCAGTGAACTTGACCTGCGAGAAGCCAGCCGACGACGCCCTGCCATCCAGCCCGAGATTGATCCGGCGCGCCCTCTCCTGATCTTCCGGAGAAAGCCCTTGCGTCATGAGCTGGAAGGACCGAACGTCGGTCGGGGTTCCCTTCGCCAAGGTCGGGTCCAAATAGGCCGTCTGCGCAAGGAAGCTCTGGATGCCGGCAAGCTCCTGCTGGGGGTCCATGTCCAGGGGATAGGATGCGCCTGGCTGCAGGGTGTCCAGGAATGGCTTGGCCGAGCGTCGGGCGGCGGTGATCTGCGCCTGGTTGCCGCTCTTGAGGGCCTGTTCCAGGTACTGTGCAGCGCCACGGGTACGCTTCATCAGGCCTTCGCCGGATAGCTGCAGGTCTTTCGCCGCCGCCGGGTCCACCGCTGCCGCCTTGGCAAAGGCCTGCGGGTCACCGCCAAGGATGGCCGGGGCAAGGTTGCCGACCATTGCCCGGTTGCGTTGAGCGCGGCCAGTCTCGGCGATCTGGTTGCCGGCGTTCCAGCCGCCGAGGAAGCTATCGAGGTTCGCCACGCTCAGTACCCCCAGTTGGCAAAGTTGCCGAGGTTGTTGCCGAAGTTGTAGCTGCTGCCCTGCCCGCCAAAGCCCTGAGGCGTTGCGTAGGAGCTGTTACGGCTGCTGCTACCGGCCTGCTTGTTGCCGAAGTAGCTATTGAGCAGGTTCCCGGCCAAGCCAGTGCCCAGACCAATAAGGGAGTTGCTGTTGTCGGCGCTGTTCCACGCGGCATTGCCCTGCGCGTTGGCTAGGTTCTGGTTGTTACCCGCCAGAGCACCAGCGGCGTTCAGGCCCATGCCTGCTGCATTGGCGATGCGGTTGTAGAAGTTGCCGTACTGCTGCGATGCCAGCCCGGAGCCGTAGCTCACCAGGTCGCGGGAGTTGGCACCGCCGAACAAGTTGCCGCGCGACGACGCGGAGGCGTCGATAGAGCCGATGCCCTGCTGCTTGGTGAACTGATAGTCCGGCGATTCGTAGAACTTGCCGAAGTTGCCGTTGTTCAGCTGGTTCAGCACATCCAGGTACTGAGTGCCGAAGTCCATGTACGGCCGCAGGTTCGCCGTGTTCTTCTCGTAGGCCTCCCGCTGCGCATCCAGCGCCTGGTTGTTGGCCTTCTTGTTCTTCTTCGATGACAGGTAGCCGCCAACAAGGCTGATACCTGCGCCCGCTACTGCGCCCCAAGACATGGTGCCTCCTTGGTGATGAGAGCCGGTACTTCCGGCTCGATGAACTTGGCTTCGATGGAGGCAACGTCACGCAGCTTGGTGGGATGGACGTTGACCCAGACAACATCGGTGTGTGCGTAGCCGGCCTTCTTGCAGCCGGGCTCCGAAGTGAAAATTGCTGGCGCTTTGATGCGCTTCATCCCGTCAGGCGTGGTGACGGTGATCTCGCCTTGCATCAGGAAGTTGAGGGTTGCGAAGCGGTGAATCTTTCCGGTGAGGACAGTTCCGGCCGGGATGAACATCTCGCGGCCGTAGATGCCATCGGCCCAGTGATGGGTAACCGGGCATTCCGTCTGCTCGCACCGCTCAAGAATCTGGCGCTCAAGCTCGCGCAGCTCCTGGTACGTGGGCTTCTTGCCAATAGGCAATAGGTGCCCGTCACCGCCATCGCTGGCAGTGATCTGCGTGGTTTCCATGGATCAGCCCTCTGTAGGCTGCAGGCTCGCCACAGCGCCCAGGACGTCACAGCGACGGGGGGCGGTGCAACGAAGGCGGATGACGCGGTTACGGAAGGAACCGAGGCGGGTAAAGACGATGCGCTGCCCGTACTGGCCCACTTCGCCGATGGACTCCTCCTCCCAGTTGGTCCAGTTCATCCCGCCATCGTCGGAGTACTGCATGCGGAGGTAGTGATCGCCGCTGTTAGTGGCGTCGGGCTTGTTGCCGACGTCCATAACGATCTCAAGGCGTGGCATCAGCACCCGGGATTGGTTGTCCTGGGCGACAGGCGACGTGCACTCGCGCTCGATCTCGCGGTCACCTTCCAGAAAGTAGTCCCACGAGACCTCCCAGATGCGCCCCAACTGGAAGTCGCCCGCATACCAGCCGTTGCGCCACGGTGCCATGCAGCTGAGCCGCCAACGCTTCATCCCCTGCGAGCTTCGGCGGTGCCACAGCCGCGTAGAGGCGTCGTAGCCCCACGTCAAGCCGTCTGGGAACGTCCAGTAGACGACCGAATGGCCCGAGTCGTTCCAGACGAAAGAGAAAGCCTGCGCCCAGTTGAGGTTGCGAATAGCCTCCTCTACGGGCCGGGTGGAGATGCGGATCGGGCTATAGCCGTCCAGGCGGTAGAAGCAGCCGTCATCGCCCAGCCAGAACACCGTGTTGTCGGTCAGGTTGATCGTGTCCCGTCCGGCACATCCACGGTTCATGTAGACGCGCTTGGACTTGAACGGCTGGACCTGATCACCGCTGTTGTAGAAGAACTCCGCGCTCTTCTCGCTGAACAGAAGCAGCTCGTTGTTCGTCGTCGCCATGCCGACAAGCAGGTCTGAGTCCACTTCGGAGGTGAAGCGGTCAAGCTCGTTGTAGCTGCTGGCGTCAGCAAGGGCTGAGTTGAAGGCGAATCGACGCGCTGGTTCGATCTGTACCAGGTAGTTGTCGATGAACACTGCGTCCATCGCCCCCGGATAGCCAGAGTCAACGATCTTGGTCAGCGCCTGGGTGACCGTGTTGTACACGTAGCCCGAATAGCCGTTGACGATCAGCAACTCGTTGCCGTCAGTGATCTGGTTCTGCGCAAACTTCACCCTCTGGACGCCCGGAATCGTTCCACGCAGAACCGGCGTACCATCGTTGCCGATCTGGAACAGCTGCGTGCCAATGACCGCAAACAGCTTGCCGTTGCAGTTCCAGATGCCGCGCACGGCGCCTGAGCCAGCGTCGGCATAGGCCTTGAGTCCGGGGGCGGTCGCGTACCGCTGTGGAGTACGCGTGCCGGGGACCTCGGCCTGCGTCGGGATCCAGTTGCAAACGTCCTGCGACGACCACGACCTGACCTCATCGGCATAGGCGCTGCCGATGAGTGGGATTGGCTGGGTTCTCATCCGTTGTACCAGCTCGAACCGTTGAGGGTGTTGGACCGGTAGTGGGAGGCCTCAGGGGCGCTCAGGATCGGCCGGATGGGCGTCGCCACAGCCTGGTCCCGCATCAGGTCGTTGAGACCGGCAGCAGCCATCTGGGCCACCACGGCGGACGGCGCAACGCCGTACTCAGGGGCCAGCAGCACCGCAAGATTCGCGGCTACGGCCTGCTCGGCCTCCTCCGGAATGACGAGCTCCTCGGACGGGTTCTCATTCGGCACCCAGCCTAGCGAGATACCGTCTGCCTCCCAGCGCCGGACCATGGCATTAAGTGCCTGGATGGCGGTCTCCATGTCGGCCGCCTTGACCGGCTGCCGGGCGTCGATTACCTGGATAAGCCGCAGAGCCCTGCCCACGACCTTCGCTACGGTTGCCATAGGCAGGACTCCCTAAATGAGAGAGGGGCCCGAAGGCCCCTCTGGTGGATCACGAAGCGACAGCGATACCGGTATTCAGCAGGATGGTGCGAATCGAGTTCGCCAGCGCCTGCGTGGTAGTGGCGTCCGTCGCCTCAGCAGCGATGACCGGCTGGCCGCCGGCCGCATCGGTCACTGCGGTGGGGCCGGTAACGGTGGTGCCGTTGCCGATGGGGCCGACGAACAAGGTCTGATCGTGACGATCAGCGACGTTCGGGTTCTGCGTGGTAGCCATGTGGCCTCCTTAGGTCAGGGTCAGGTTGGACGGGTCATTGGCAACGCGGCATGCCCATTCCGGACGCATGGCACCGAAGCCCCACATGATGTCGAAGCGCATCAGGTTCAGATCGTTGGTCAGGTCAGAGCCTTCCACGACACGCATGGAGACACCCTCGTACTCGCGGCGGCTGTTCTCCCAGCCCTTCAGCTCCGGCAGGTCCACGGTCACGAACTGGAAGGCCTCCGGGCGGTAGCCCAGGTTGATGCCGTAGTTCGCGCTCGCATCGCCCGAGATGGTCACCGTACCGCTGGCACCGGTAGTCGGCGAGGCCACTACGTTCTGCTCGCTGCCGCTGGTGACGATGGCCGGGTAGATGCTCAGGTTGCCAGCGCCGCCGGCGTAGTCCTCGGTCACCACAAACTGACGCAGGTAGCCCAGCGGCTGCTTGGTCTGCGGATGCACCGCAACACAGCCTGCGAAGGTCACGATGGAGCCCTTGGTGATGGTGCCGGTACCGGTGCCGATGGTGATGACGCTGCCAGTCTGGTTGGCGCCGTTCACGCGGTAGGCAGTGGCCGCAGCAGTGCCGTTGGTGTGGAGCGGAGTGACGGTGGAGCTTGCCCAGTCGAAGCCCGAAGCGCGGCCGATGTAGCCATCCTCGTACTGCACATCGATCTGCTTCTGCGCGTTGAACAGACCACGCATGCCGTTGATCAGCGTCACGTCAGTGGCGTTGTTCGTCAGCATCTTCTTGGTGCCGGCGCCGCCACCGTTGTCCTCAATGAGCTTCTTGGCGACGTTGGCATAGCCCACGTTGGTCCACTGCGCCGTCGGATCACCCGTCTGGTTCGGCGTCCACTGATACATCAGGCTCTGTACGGCCGCCTCGACGTTGACCGCAAGGTCAGCGATCTGCTGGCTCAGGTAGCGGCGGTCGAACTCCTCGATATCCAGGGCCAGCTCGGCGCTGGTGTAGGTCAGGTCGAAACCAACCTGATCCTGGATGGTCACCGGGCGGACCAGGGTCTGCAGCGGTGCCGGCTCCGCCACACGGCCGTGACGAATCTTGGCGTGCTGCGGAATCGGGACGCGGACGTGATCGCCGATCTTCGGAGTGCCCTTGAACTCCGATGCGTAGGTCTTGGGGATGGCCTTCAGGGCAATGAGGGCCTCACTGAAGCGCATGAGCGCGCGGTCAGCGATCTTGTCGGTAGTGAGCAGCTGATTTGCCATTGCATGTACCTCTTGAAGTGGTTATCGCTTCTCCCTCCGCTTCCACTCGGCAATGCGCTGGGCCGGCGTGATGCTCGGATCGTCTAGATCGACCATCGACTTGCCGGCACCGGCCACCGTCTTGGGAGGCGGAGGGGCGTTGGTGGTTTTCTTGGGGGGCAAAACGGGGGCCGGCTTCTGCGGCACACCGCCAAACTTCTCGGCGAGCTTTGCGACCTCGCGCACACGTGCGAGGGGCGACAGGCTCAGCAGGCGGTCGGCTTCTTCGAGGTTGCTGGCGAGCGCGTAGGCGATATCGAGGTCGTTCTCGTCGCCCATGAACAGCTCAACCAGCGGCAGGTACTTGGGATCGGTGTTCAGCGGCGAGGACGACAGCTCGTCCATTGCGCCTTCACCGGCCCGTTCCTCGAACTCGCCGATCTTTGCCTTGATCGTTTCGGCGGCCTTGGCGCGCTTCTCTTGCTCAGCTCTCTGCGTTTCAGCCGCTCGTTCGGCCTCGCGCTCCTGCTGGTAGAAAGCCTTCAGTGCCTTGCTCTGATCGAAGTCGTTCTCTGCGAGCAGCTCCTCCCACGACTTGGCCGGCTCCGACTGCTCACCCGTAGGCGGCGCAGAGCCTTGCTTTTCGTGTAGCTCTCGGTAGATGCGTGCTTCGGTCTCGGCCTCGGCCTGACGCCTGACCCGTTCCAGACGTTTCTTCCAGTTCGACTTGCCTTGCTTCGGCTTGCCGTCGGAACCCGCCTCTGGTGCGTCTTGCTCCTCATCCACTTCAGAATCGGAGTCGTCCTCATGCTCTTCTGCCTGAGCAACAACAGGTCCCGGTTCGGCCGGGGATGCCTGCTGAAGCGCCTTCAGTTCGCTGGTGTCGTTTGATTTCAGCGGCGCAGCAGCGTCCGCCACCGGGGCCGACGCCCCGTTGGTTGCTTGGTCAGTCATGGTTCGCTCGTGTTCCGGAATCCGTCCGGTTCGGTGGCTCGCCTACTGCGGCGGCATTCCTTCGTCCATAAAAAAACCGCCTTGCGGCGGCTCGTTCATCGGCATGGGTTGTGGCGTTGGCTCAGGGGGCGGTGCTCCATACGCAAGCTGCAGCGTCTGCGCGTCTGCGATGTTCTGGAGCTGCTGACCCTCAGCCTTGGCGTTGTTGAGCCTGGCGGATGCTGCCTTCTGCTCAGCATCGGCAATGTCCTTCGGGTTCGGCTCTGGCGGAGGCGGCGGGTCGTCGCCCTCCCCTGGCTTGAGCAGGCCCTGGTTGACAACGATCTGCCTGGCCGCCTTGACGAATTCATCCATGCCGGGAAGATCAAGAGACTTCAGGAGCATGAGCTGGCCCAGCATTCCGAACGGCCCCGGCTGCTGCGAAAGCGCCTGAGCGGCCTCAGCCAGCTCCATGCGGGCCGTGTCGAAGCTGCGACCAACCGTCACTGTCACGTCGTACTTTCCGCGCGACAGGTCGTTGATGATGTGGACCTCGCCGGTCTGCTCATCGATGGTCGGGCGGTTGATCTTGATGTACTTCTCGGCGTTGTCGTCGCCCAGGATGCGGATGGACCGCTCGGCGTCGTAGTAGGCCGGGATCGCATCGACAAGAATCTCGCCCAGCCGCTTCAGTGCCTTAACCTGGTTGTCGGTGTAGACGAAGTTGGCGGTCTCGCCCTCGTTCTGTCTGGCAAGAATGGCGCGGCCGCTGGTTTCGTTCGAGCGAGCGCCCATGCTGGCATCGTAGATGCCCGTGACCATCTTCAGCTCATCAGTGGCGATGCTGGCGAGCTGAACCAGCGCGGTTGGGAGCTGCGACATGGGCTCGCGCTGGGGCGAACCGCTCGGCGCATTCGGGTCAGCGTTGTACAGCAGCACCGGGGGATCGTCGTAGCCAAGTCGCTCGTAGTACGACTCAAGCCCCTTGATCATCGTCGGCGTAGCTTTGAGCGGGTTGTTCGGCAGCTTTGCCACCACCTCAACCAGCGACGACATCTCGAAGTTGTGGATAGTCTGCGCATCCCGGGCAAAACGGGTCATGCCGCTGTAGATCTGCTTGCCATCAATGGTGAGAAAGTCGCCCCACTGGATGACGAAGGGGAACATTGAGCCGCCCCACTTCGTCGGTTCCTCCAGCTTGCCAGTGCCACATACCGGGACCGAGTAGATTTCGTCGCACTCGACCTCACGCTGCTGCTTGATCAGCAGGCCCTGGGCCGCAGACTCGTCAGCAATGGGATCGAACTCCTCGGCATCCACGACCGTCCCATCGGTCAGCAGGTAGATGCGCTTCTTCTTCGGCTCCTTGTACCAATACTCGGCGATCCTTACCCCATCCTCAAACCACCACTCACGGTCAAGCTCATCCATCCCAGTGGTGGTGAAGTCCACCATCGGCTTGTTGGGCCAGCGGCGCTTGAACTCGGACTTCGGAATGACCTCGGTGATGAACCAGAAACGGGCATCGGAGCGGTCGAACTCACGCGCAGCCGAGTCACACCACACTGTCAGAGGGTCGTTGACCGTCTTGATCTTCAGGCACTGATCAAAGCTGTCATTGCTCTCGTACTCGGAGACAACGCGCAGGACGCCGTAGCCGCCACCGGCCGCCCACTGGAAGGCCGTGTCATAGGCGTTCTCGGCTCCCGACTGAACCTCGATGTTCTTGATAAGGCCGTTGTAGACCTCTGCGGTCTCTACGTCGTTGTCCTCGACTGCCCTGACCTTGATTTGCGGCTTGTTCTTGAGCTGCTGCCCGGTCACCCGGCGGATCATCTGGCGCAGCTGATTGAACTCGTAGCAGGGCTTGTTACGGCGCTTGGACTTCAGGTGGTTGTCCCACTGATGCCCGGACACGAACGCGAACTGCATGTCCTCGCGTACCTTGCGGCGCTGCTCAGTATCGAAGCTGAAGCATTCGCTAGCCCTCTGGAGCATCGCGCGCGTCCAGTCGTCGCGCTCAATGCCGCCAGTGTTCTTGCTCTTAGCCATTAGCCGTCCAGGATGCTTGTGCGGCGGCCGAAGCCTACCGGGGAAAATTGGGTTTCGAAGTTCAACTCAGTCACCCTCACCGGGGCGACCGGCTCGGCGAAGGTCAGAGCAACGGAGTCCCATTCATCGGGCGACCTGACGCCGCGGTCCCGCATCTTCTCTTTGCTCTCGATGAGCAGGTAACTGTTCGCGTTGTAGTGGTAACTGGGTCCGCACGCATCAGCCTGAAGGCTGTCCTCGTCGGGGATGTCTGCACCTCCAGGCTGAGAGAGCCAGTCTCTGCTACGCATCCACATTTCCGCGCGCCTGTTGAATGGCCCGGGTCGCTTCTCTCCGCTCGGCAGCACTATTTCGGGCTCTTGCGGCGATCCAGCAAAGTCGATGGGAACGACTATCTCGCTGTAGGGCTTACCCCAGCTAACAAGGAGGTCGTATACGCCAGCGCCAATGCCGCCAACGTCCATGAACACGCGATCAGGCTTGTCACTATCAATGACTTGCTTAATCCAGTTCGCGCCGGCAACCGTATCGAGCTTTGACCTGCTCTCGATCTTTCTGACCTTTCGCCCTTGCCGCCATGACAGTGAGAACCGGTCATTACCGAAGCGCGCCGGGTCTGCACCAACGACCAATGGTCCAATGCCTTCTAGGTTCGCCTTGCGTGCCGTGACCACCTGCTCTGGCTTGATGAAGCTGTCGTGCCCCGACATTTGGAATGCCTCAGCTGCGGTCGCTGGGTACTCCTGCTTGAACAAGACCGGGTCTTTCAGCTCGGCAATCTTGTTGCGGCGCCAAGCCATCTGCTCAAGATCGAGCCCGTATGCTTCCTGGTACTCAACCTCGTCGTCAGACAGCACGACCCCATCGGCAGATTTGCGGTATTCGTCTTGCCAGTACCACGGCACGAAGATGGCGATGAAGTCGCCTATCCCATTCTCGGCGTCCTGCCACTTCAGGTGATAGAAGTTGCCAACGCCATTGGCGGTCGTCTCGAGAATTACCTCGGTCCCGTCCTCATCGGGAACGGCCTGGAGGACGCCAGCTGCATGGGTCTCTGCATGGGGCCAGAAAGCCACCTCTGACCCATGGAACAGCTGAATCGTGCTGGACCGACCAACGCCGCGTGTGCCAGCCGTACCAACCTTGTAGCCGCTGTCCAACTTGTCGAAGTAGAGTTCCTTGGCATTCGCCGCGCCCGTGCTTGGGCGAACCGCTTCAGGGCAATGCTCGTGGTACCTGTTGACCATGTCGAACAGGTTTTGCGTTGCCTGATCCTCGTGGGTGAGGATGAAGGTGCGCAAACCCCTACGCCACGTTGTCCGCCAGTAGAAGCGCCCACCAACGTAGGTGCTGCATCCCTGCTGCCTGCCCTTGAGGATTAGAGCCCTGACCCGCCCAGTTTCAGAGAGCTGCTGTTCAAGTCGATCATGGATGTAACGCTGCGCCTTGTTCAGCGCAAACGGGCGAACCTCACCGGACTTTGTTCTGATCTTTAGGCAGTTCCGAGAGTAGAACTCGAAGTCGGCACCCAGCCGAGCACGGGCTTCACTCAAGTTCACTCAGCCATTCCTCGTGCGACTTCCCGTCAACCGACACATGGCTTTCAGTTCGTGCAAGCTTCGGCACGTGGTACTCAATGGCCTTCAGATAGAGGTCAGCCGCCCCTTTGGGATCAGGCTTGATGCCGCGCTCCTCATCGCCTGACGCGGTCAGGAAAAGCCATTTCTTGAAGTCCGCAGCCATATCCTCAGCGATCAGGCCGATTACCTCTCGGCACTTGGCCGTCGATTTGTTGGGCACTCCCTTCCGGGAGCCGCCACCTGTCTTGGCTCCCTTTGCCATGGCACTCAGTCTCTCTTTGCGATGCGACTATGCAGTCGCTACCAGCTGATACGGCCCGTTGCTCGGGATGTACTGCGCAGTCGGGTACATCGGCGCGTCGCTCACCGTGACCTCGAACTCGTAGTTCTCACGGGAGCCAGAGGCGGTATCGACCGTCGCCTTCACGTAGCCGATGCCCGGGTAGTTGAAGGTCACGTCCACGCAGACATAGCGGCCGTTCTCGCCGATGCCTGCCTTCTCCATGAATGTGATCCACGGCGAGACGCACTCCCATGTCACCTGAGTGATTGTGTCGCCTTCGTCCAGGGCGCCATTGAAGTCCACCTGCAGGCACCGCTTCTGCGACCTGCGCGCCCTGATGGGCTGGTGTTGAGCTGCCCTGTACTTGCTTGCGATGCCCTTGAACAGCCGGCTATTGCTAAGAGGGCAGCATGGCTCTGCTGGAGGTTCCGGTGACTCGACCCAGATGCGGTATGTGCCCGTCGCTTCCAGGAACGTCGGCTCGCCCAGCCCTGGGGAGTAGTCCCAGGCGATGTGCACGAGGCCCTCGGCGCTCTCGCTTAGCTCAACCTGCTCTGCCCCCGCTGGAACTTCGACGGCCCATAGAATCGTCCAGTCCGCATCCGTCCCCACGACATACATGGGCATCTCGTTGACGGGATTGGCGATGGCTACTAACCCCTCAACCGTGTCCCCAGCAGCGCCTGGGCCGTCCCTGTAGATGCAGGCCGCCACGATGGGCGGGATCGGCTCGGAGTAGTCCACACCCCCAGCTGTAAGTGCCTCCCCGGTGTTGAAGTTGCGCCACGATGCGCCATCAAGCAGAAGGTTAGCCATCAGTCTGCTCTGCGTATGTACGGATCACGGCTTGGCAGGCTGCGAGTTGGGAATCGGCTTCGGCTCCGACTCGAACAACAGCTCCCGCAAGCTCTTCTCGGCGTTGGGCTGCCGCATCACGTTCGACGGCGCCGGCTGCGGCTTGGGACAGTAGCCTGGTTTCACAGCCTGCCCATTCCCTGCGCAGCCGGAGATTGCCAGCACGCAGGTCAGCAACAACAGCATCAGCGACGGCCGGGGCCGCAGCGCGCTCTTCCTCATGCTTTGCTCCGATCTCGGCCAACCTGTCGGCCTGGTTGTGCTCCACTGTGCGGGCCGACTGGACCGCGCTGGTCTCGGCCTGGGCCTGCCTTGTCGCCTGCCGGCTCTTCGCCAGGTCAGCCGAGCGGTCGCGCCACTCCCGACCCAGCAGGCAGCCAGCTAGGAACAGCAGCAGGCCGGAGAGGATGTGAGCCCGAGTTATCACTGTCGGCCCTCGCACAACGCCCGCTCAGCTGCGCGGCGGTTGGCCAGCCCCTGCACGCGCTTGCCGCCTGCAAAAACCCATTTGTCCAGTTCGGCACACCAGCTCGGCCCCTGCTCGCCCGCATTGATGCGTCGAACCAGCGTTGAGCGGCAGGCTGCGCCAACGCCGACGTTGTAGGTCCAGCTCAGCACCGCGGCCCACTCCCGCTCACGCAGGGGGCGCTTGATGCACTGGCTCACCCCAAGGAAGTAGCTGCCAAGCTCGCTATTGAGCCGCTCGGCGCACTCTGCCTCGGTGTACTTGCGCTGCTGGATGTTCGTGGTGCTGCCGTAGCAGACCGTCATGACGCCAACCAGGTCGCGGTACGGCTCGGGGGCGTAACCCTCCCACGGCTTTACCAGGGCAGCGGTCGCCAGCAGGACGCCAGCGATCGAGCCGCCGATGACCTTAGCCTTGGCCGACACGACGGAATCTCCCCACAACCCAGCGCACAGCGCCAGCGACAGCTGCCAACCAGCGCCTGCCGTTGTTCGTCAGCAGCTGGGCTAGCAGGCCAGCCGTGTAGATGATCGACAGCCACACAAGCAGCGACTGCGGGTCGATCTGCCCTGTCTTGCTTGCGACCGCGACGACAGCCGGCGGGGCAATCTTTACCGCGCCGATGCTGAAATCGACGAATTCGCTCTTCATTTGGCCCCCTGTGGGCATAAAAAAGCCCCGACCGGGGCCGGGGCGCTACTTTGCTCGCGCGTAGGATGGGGTCAAAAGTGTTGCACCATCAATGCAACACTTAGGCGGCATCCTTTGACAAGGCCGCAGCAAGCTCTCTGGCAGCCTGCTGCTCCGCATCCCGCATCTGATCCAGCATCCAGAGGTACACGGGCCTCCACACGCGCTGGTAGACGGACACGTCCCGCCCGATGGCCTTTGCCCTACGGCGGTCGCTCACCGGGACGATGCCTCTGCCGCTGCATTCTGTGCAGACCCGCACCGTCTCGCCTACCAGCCGCTCACCACGCCCAGCGCATGCCTCGCAGTGGTTCGCCTTGGCAATTTCGGAAAGGACCGCGCCGGTCAGCGTAGGGAGGCTGTCCATCGTGGACTTGGGCCAGCACTGGGCCTGCACCTGCTCGTACCGACTGCGCGCCTGATCCAGTGCCACTCGCTGCTCATGGGTCATGCCCGACCCGCTCCAGGCTGCGGCCTGCTTCGCCAGTTGGAGGTCCAAGCCCGCCTCCCATAGGCGGTTCCTCTGCCGCCGAATCTCGGGCTCAACCAGGGCGATTACCGCATCCCGCAGCTTGTGCCGTCGCAGAGCAGCCCCATCCGGCCACCAGCACGCTTCCAGGACTTCCCGCCCAAGGCCCGCCGGGATCATTCCCAATGCGCCGGCAATGTCGATGTTCGTCAGCTCAGGGATGCCCCCACCTCGTCCAACATCGAGCCGGACGTTGGAAGGGTTCAGCCGGGCCAGCTTCTCGCGGGGATCAGTCATTGGGGCCTCCAGTAATTCGGAACACGACCTGCCCACCCTTTCGCGGCGTGTCGCGCACGTATGGGTGGCTTACGAACCTCTTGTCATCGATGCCCAGGGCGTCGGCAATGCCATCCCTGTACGGCTTGCACCTGGCTAGCATGTTGTCGTCGTCGGGCAGCCGGCGGGTCGGCGGGTAGAAGTCGATCCAGAGGTGAAGCCTCCCTTCTGGCAGAGGCGCCCCCTTCCACCCGGCCGCTAGAGCCTCGCCGAGCGACAACTCCCGCGCGCCCTTCGCCGCCTTCGCCTTGCGCGCCCAATGGACCCTCCCATTCGGGGACAGGTCTTTGTGCGGCCACGGGAGTACCAGGTCCTTCACCCCAGCACCTCCAGCCCACCAGGCAGCGCGAACACCAGCCGCCCCTCTCGCCGCATCGGGGCCGGCCGCCGCGATAGCTCCGAGCCAACATTGCTGGTCCGGATTCGGCCGTCAGGCTCAGCCTGGAGCTTGACTGGCGCAAGGATCGTGCCGAAGGGAGTATCTACCAGAAGGTGAGGGATAGCGCCCTCTCGCGTCAGTGTTGCGCTCACCTTTTCACCTCGATGATTCCGTGTTCGAACAGGCGCGGCAGGTACAGACCGAAGGCTCTATCCCACTCTGCAAATTTCATCTCCCGGTCCATCGAGCGCCCCTGATCCAGTTCTCGATGACAGGAGCGACAGGCAGGGATGTGGAAGCAGTCATGCGCTTTCAGTGCCCCGCCCTTCCCGTGCTTTGACTGATTGCTGTGCGCTGGTTCGCCCGCCCCACCCTCGCAGCCGGGGAAGCGCAACATGCACTCAAACTGATAGGAGGCGTCCAGTAGTTTTCGGTCCCGGTAGTTCATGTCATCAACCTGCAACCATCGCACGTGTACCCATGCGCATCGGCGTAGTTCTCGCCGTTCGGCCCGATACCGCGGCCTGCGCGAGTGCCGCAGCGGTCGGTGAACCACGGGTAGGACCACCGCAGGATCGGCTTGATTCCTTGGAAGCGCCCAGTAGGCATCCAACGCCCGGCAAACGGCTCCCGGTTGTAGCAATGCGGGATCATGCGGCCACCCGGAAGTCGTGCGGGTTGAACCCGAGTCCCAGCAGCACCACGTCGGACCACTGCACACGCTTGGCACGCAGCCCCTGTTCCTCCGGGTGATCGCCGATCTGAAGCGCAACCGTGATGGCGTCAGCAGCCTGCGTCTTGGACAATTTCAAGCTCGAGCCGCCAAGCATGATGAAGCCTGCCGCGCCCTCGCCCCGGTCAATCGCCGGCATCATCCGCCAGCCGAGAACGGTCCCACACAGCATGTGCCGCCAGTCGTCCTTGCTCAGTCGGTTTCCATGCCAATGCAGTTGCGCAGCAAGGTCGCCGCAGACAGCGTTGAGCATCCGGCGCTGCTTGTCCGTCATGCCGGTCGTGCCCTGGACCTTCCAGTCTCCGGTGGTATCGTTCTCAGCCATGGCGCACCCCCCTCTCCGATTCGTGCAGCAGCCGACCCGGGACAAGCTCAACAACAGGCGGCGCCGGATGCGGGCTGATACGCGCCCACTCGGCCTCTACGGTCTCCTTCGCAGCCCGTTCCATGTCGGCCCAATGCTCAACAACGAAGGCGCTGCTGTAGAACCGGAACTGATCTTTTCCCGGGTACTGGCACACCGCAGTCCAGTGGATGGGGTCAGCCATCGGCCCTCTCCAGCTTCACAAGTTCCTGCTGCAACATGCAAAGTGCAAGGAAGCCGCCGTTCTGGAAACTCTGGCTGCCCCCGTGGGACTTGATCTCCTCTGCAACCGAGCGGATGGCAGATTCGATCCGGCCAGCCTCCCGCTTAGCCGCCAGCGCGTAGCCGGCCGCGTCCAGAAGTTCCTCAGCCATGTTCTGCAACCACTCAGCATGGCTAAGGTCTTCACGGTCCAACGTGGCTTTGTACTTCTTGAGACCAGCAGCATCACGCACCTTGAGCAGATCGATAAGCGCCTGCGTGGTGTTGGAAACGGTCATGCCTGCCCCTCCTCCGCGCGGGCGGCGTCGGCTGCATCCTTGGCATCGTCACGAAAGCTCTGGACTACTTCGGCGAGCAGGTGCTTCTTCTGGAAGTACTCATCCGCGTAGGCTCCCCAGTCCTCAATCTCGTTGGCAGCCTCTTCAAGACGGCCTCCCGCCACCGCCAACATGGTGGATAGTGCATCCCGATCAGCCACTGCCGCATCACGCTCTGCCATGACCTCTCTATGACGTGCCTGTAGCGCCATAAGAATAGAATTCAAGTCATCACGCTCTTCCTGCATCTCCTTACGCTGAAACTCTGCAATTGAGAGCATGGTTTTCAACTCGCCGATTTGCTTGGTAAGCGCGTCGATGGCGGACTGTTCGTAGAGTGGTTCCGGGTTGGCCGGGCGGTTCGCCCATGATTCCAAGCTGTATGACCACATCCGATCATGTCCGCTCTCGGTGCGCTCAACCCACGCCACCGGCTTGATATCGTTCTCGCTCATGTCAGGCTTCCTTGTCGTCGCTTATGGATTCGATCATCTGTTGCAGCTCCGTCTGGAACTCCACGTCCCCTGCGGCAACCTTGGCGACGACCCTGAAGTGCATACCGATAACTGCGAAGTACAACTCAACGTTTCCGAAACGCTTGTCGTACTCGACTCTGAATGCAACAAACGAGAAGTCCACCCATGCTGCCTTCCACGGCATGAGGACGGCTTCCCAGTCATTCCATGCCTCGACACTGATCCGATCATTCAAACTCATCGCCGCATCTCCCTATCCCGTTCGTTCCATCCAGCACGCCATTCGGTGCGCTGACCGGCTGCCTCGTCTGTGATCCCGTAGCCTGGACAACTGTTGATGCCCCGGCCTGCCTCGCGCGCCCAGCGGCCAAACTGCCGCGGACGGATGCGTTCAACCTTCAACCCGCCTTGCGCTCCGGCATGTGCAGCACGCCCGGACGCCGCGCCTCCATCGCTCTGCTGTGCAGCACACGCACTCGGTGCATCAAGGCCGCTGCGAACACCACGGACACCTGCATTGCTGCCGCTATCTCGTTTGCGTTGCATCCCTCGCGCTCCAGTCGGAATACGTCAACGTCAGACAGTGCGATGCGGTCCATCAGTGCGCCCTCCGGAGAAATGCCTCAAGCTCAGCGGCAGCCTGCGCGGCACGCTCCGGGCTCGCCTTGATCGGCTGCTTGGTCAGCGCCAGCTGCTCGCGCGGCGGCATCGCATCCATGAAATCGGCAGGCGACGGCCACTGCCTGCGGTTCTTCATCAGCGTCACGAAAGACTTGCGGAATCGCGGCGCGTCCAGCTGCCTATCCCACACGCGCCCGTCAGTAACCGCCCGATACCACGCCATCGCCGTTCCAGCGATCATGTCCGCCGCCGGGGTCCGGTCCAGGCTCAAGCAGAGCAACTGGCTCAAACCGTCCAGAATCTCGCTGTGGATCCACTCGATTTCCATTCTTCATGCCCTGCAATGTTTGGATGGCGGATAGGGTCTTGCTCGGCGGCGATGCCGCGGGATTAGCGCCCGCTAGTGCAGGGCCGGCTCGCTCGTGCGGTTTCAGCCAATCGGCTTGCAGTCCCTGCGATCCTCGGGCGCACCACACCGCCAGGAACGCGTCTAGCGGCATAGCGGCCTTTCGAGCTTCTGCCCTCGCCTGCTTCAAAACCGTCTCCGTCACCGGGGCCTTCTTCGCCTTGCGCAGGGCCGTCCAGTCATCCCAAGTCTGTTCGGCAACGTCATCAGGACGGACAACCGCGGGAGCACGCTTGCGTGCGCTCTCTCCTGAACGTAGTGAAGGAGAGATATTGGTGTCTGGTGTCTGGTGAGCTTTCTGCTGGGTTCCATTTTCAGAACCCAGCAATATCCCGCTGGGTTTTGCATGGGTTACATCTTGGTTATTCTTCGGCGGCCTTCCGCCTTTCTTGCCATTCTGACGAGCGCTCTCAATGCGAACCTTTGCCTTCGCAATCTCTTCCTCAACGCGCCCGTTAACCCAGACGTTTTCTTCAAGCCGGAAGAACTCATTGAGAACAGCATCAACAGCGCTCCGCTCTTCGTCAGTCCGTGCGCGGGCAACGCGGTGTGCCTGGTCTGCCGGGATGCCCTGCTCAGTCGCGTAGTAGCGGTCCAGCAGTAGGGTATAGACGCCATGCTCCAACAGGCTCAGATGGCCTGTATCCTTTGCGTAGTCTCCGAGATGGCGCTCGTAGTAGTTCACCCGGCAAGCTCCAGGTCGCACCGCGCGCAGTTCACCGATCCGGAAGCACGCGGGTATTCCTCGCAGTGTTCGCACAGTGCGGGACGCGCAGAGACAGGTGAGTAAGCGAGGGCTCGCGCAATCGCTGCATCGCGCTGGGCCTGCTCAAGCTCGGATGCGCGGTCGAATTCGTCAGCCATTGTTCACCCCCTGCGGGCGGGCGGCGAGCGCGTGTTCGATGAAGGCGGCGGCTTCCTCCATGGTCTGGCCCTGGAGGGTGTTCTTGTTGTCGCCATGCTTGGCGTAGCGCCGGAGCCGGCTCAGCGTCCCTTGGATTCCCTCGGCGCAGTGGTAGTGCGTTGCCGGCCCATCCGGCGCGGCGCGGCGATTCCACGCTTCCAGTGCCTCCATGGTGAAGTCGCCCTCAGTTGCGTCAGCGCCGAAGCCCGGGCCTTCGGCCGAGCAGCCTTCGCAGATCACATGCGCATCGACAAGCATGCGTTCCCCGACTCTCAGCGTTGCAGCGCAACCGCAGAACGGGCAAGGAAGCAGCTCCCGGGCCTGCTGCATCAGGTCAGCCATTGCCTCTCTCCTTCCTGCCAGAGTCGCGTAGCCAGCCGGGAGCCCATGCGCCCCACGGATGCGGCTTCTTGCGCTTGTTCGCCTTCTTGCTTGCGTCGTAGTTGCGGATGGGCTTCATGGCTCTTTGTCCTCGCGGGGCCGCTTCAGGCCCTCAAAACTGACTACCTCCCCTGGATAGGTCGGTAGCTCGCACATCTGCCGAAGTTCGTTCTTTGCTGCCAACTCGGCGACCTCTTCAACGGTCAACCCGAGTTCCCTTGCCAGTTCGATCAAGGGCGCAAGCTCGCGCTTGCTCAAATGCAATGTCTCCACAGGCCCTCCTCGGGTCCTGATACCGCCCTTCAGGCAACGCCGGGTTGACGGATACGCTTCGCCTGCATTGCAGAAACACCGCTCAAAACGAGGTCTCGGAGAAGCACTGCACGCTGCCTTCTGTTGTAGCGGGCAAGCGCCTCGATCAACGCCAGTTCGTCGTCGTTGAAGCGAAGCTTCACTTCGTTGTCTCGAATGTGGGTGGGGTCGGCGTACATAGGTCAATCCATGGAGTCAGTGATGTTTGTTGAAACAACTGCGACCAACGTGGTCCAAATCGTTAGGAATGAGGGCTCGGTCTATGCCGTCCGCTGGAATGGCGTGCGCCATGTCGTGCGGCTTCTGCGGGGGCCGTAATGCCGGCCACGGGAAAGGGCGTCCGTCTGCCGGTAGGATTGGAGGGAGTTGAGGCCCCAACCACTACCGGAGACGGACATGGACAACGAATCGAAAGGAAAGCTGATCGCGCTGGAAGCCTTCATCACGGAGATCCTTCTGACGATGGATCCCGCACAGGCGAACAGGGTTCTTTCTGCGGCTCAGGCTGCATGCCAGCGGGAGAGCCAGGATCTGGTGACTCACTCTTCCGGCGTTTGGAACAGAGTTCGCCGTCGCGTGCCTGTCGCATAAGACGATCTGTATCCGAGATCATCGCCCTGACCTCGCGCTCCACCCAAGAGAACCAATCGTTCTCTTGGGGGAGCCCAAGCCAGCGGCGGACAATGGATCGCAGGTCAGGCAGCATCGGCCTTCCCTCCCTACTGCATGGGTTCCGGCGCCGGGCCGAACACGTCGGGGCGCA